AGCACTCTTGCCTTCTTGGCTTCGGCCAGGGCATTTTCGGCCTGCTTGCTGAATTCATCGGTCGCCTTCTTCAGTTCGGCGGATACGTTCTTCAGCAGATCTGCGGTGGATTCGCTCATGGTTTTGCTCCGGTTTGAATAGCTGCTGCCGAGAACCGCGCGAGTGCGGCTTGTAGGTCGGCGATGGGGTTGGCCAGTTCGGCCGGTGTTTCGGCAGCGTTCTGCTTGCCGGAACTGGTAGCGCCAGGCGTACCAGCTTTGAGGTCTTGAATCAGCGCGCGCCGGTCGGTGCGCGACATGCCTTGCTTGGCGAGAATCACGTCCAGGCGGCGAGCCGCCACCTGATGAGGTGCGGAGGCCTGCGGGTCTTGCTGGATCGCATCCGAGGCAAGCAGGCTGTCAGCGAAACCTGCCTCTATCGCGGCGCTGCCGCCCATCCAGGTCTCCACGTCCATCAGCTTGCGCATCGCTTCCGGCTTATCGCCGGTGCGAACTGAGTAGATATCGGCCAGCGTCCCGTCGATTTGCTCGAGGAAGTCAGCTACCTCGCGGATCTCGTTACGATCTCCTGCGGCCATGGTCCAGCTGTTGTGGATCATCAGGAAGCCGGCCCGGGCGATCTGGACTTCATCGGCGGCCATCGCAATGAAGGATGCGGCCGAGGCAGCCAGGCCCAGCACCTGGACGGTCACCTTGCCTTTGTGCTCGCGCAGCAAGTTGTAGATGGCCAGGCCTTCGAAGACATCGCCGCCAGGGCTGTTGATCTTCACGATCACATCGTTGTCGCCGATGGAGCGCAGCGCAGCGCTGATCCGCTTGGCTGTTACGCCTTCGCCAGTCCACCAGTCGAAGCCGATCGGGTCGTACATGGTGATAGTGTTGTCGTCGGTCGCGGCGGCCTTGATCGACGGGTTCCAGCGCTCCAGCGCCATCGGCATGAGATCGCAGTGGATCTGCGCGCGCGGGCGTGCCGCCGGAGCCTCCGGAATGGTCTTCAGTGTCATGAGTTACTCCAGGGTCAGGCTGCTTTGAGCAGTGGTAGCGAGATCAGGGCATGGGCCATCACTGGGCCGTCGGGGTTTCCAGATTCCAGTGCCTTGGACGCCAGGTCGAATGCATCACTAATCGCCCCCTTGTCACCGCTCTGGTTGGCAGCGGCGATGCGCAACATGAATGCGGTGGCCGCCGGCGACATGCCAGCGGATCGCTTGCCCAGTTGATCGAGCGGGACGAGCGCTGATTGCACGGTGAAGGTGTCGCCACCCGGGATCGGTGCCAGGTTTTCGAGGCGGCGTACTTCATTCCGGCTCATCCAGCCATTTTGCAGGGCCGTGTTGTACCAGGAGCCGCGGCCGGCGCTGTCAGCGCGCAGTAGGCCCTCTACGGCGAATTCAGCAAAGAACTCGTCGGCATCAACCTCACCGATCAGGCATCGGGTGATTTCCTGTTCGATGTTGACGAGCAATGGCCGCAGGCTGTTGGTCAGAAAGTGCAGGTTCTGCGCCTCAACCGAGCTGGCCCAGCTGGACTGCTTATCCATGTGCCCCACCATGAACGGCGGCACGCGGAACCATCGGCAGATTTCTTCAACGTTGAACGACCGAGACTCCAGCATCTGGGCCGCCTCAGGGTTCATCGTTATGCCTTGGTACTTCATGCCGGCCTCGGCCACCATGATCTTGCCGGCGTTCTTGGACCCCATGAAGGCGCCAAGGCTTGCCCTCAGCTGCTCACGCTGCTCAGGCTTCAGTAGCGTGTCGCTGCTGAGGATGCCTGAGGCCTGCATGCCCTGGGCAAACACCTTCGCAGCGGCCTCCTCAGCCGACATGGCCGAGCCGAAAATGTCACGGCCTGTAGTCACGGGGAGCATGCCGCACACACCATCTAGGCCAAACCCACGGATGTGCATCAGGCTCTTTTCGGGGATGTCCCGGTCAGTACCGTTTTCAACGTATGTGTACTTGAGCCTACCGTTGTCCTGCCGCTTCACCTTCATGCACTGAGGCAGCAGCGGCACCAGTGCGACCAGGCGGTTGCCAATGAACTTCTTCTCGACGAAGGCATTGCCTCGAAGGCAGATGCTCGCCACCACCAGCAGCATGAAGCGTTGCGGGGTCATTTCACTGTTTGGCACCCGGCACAGCAGCCGGAACAGCGGGTGATCCTTGGCAGTTTCACGCGACCCGTCTGGCATGCGCCGGTACAGCTTCAGGGGCAAGGTAGAGACCGACTCCGATAGCAGCCGCACGCAGGCCCAGACAGTGGACAGCTGCAGCGCCTTGTCGACCGTGACATGCTGGCCGCTCGCCGAGGTGCCAAACCACTCCTGCCAGAAAGCGCCGTCCTTCAAGCTGATGGGCACACCCAGCCAGTCCAGCACAGCAGACTTGATCCGCCCTGGTTTCTTTTCGCGTGCCATTACAGTCCCACCATAATCGGGTTTTCAAAGAAGCCGCTTGCGTCCGGTTCGCCAGCATTCGCCAACACTCGCCCGATCGCCATGATCAGCGCGACTGCGCCGTCTATCTTGTTGTCGTCGCCCTGCTTGATCGGGCGCACTACGTCGTCGTTGCCAGGCAAGAACTTGCCGATCACGTTGCCGATACACCAGGTCATGATCGGGTTACCGTCATGGTGGAACCGGCCAGCGGTGATAGCCGCTTCCAGCTCCTTCATGGCGTCCGACATGTTGGTGTAGTTCTGCGTGATAGTGATCGGGTTGAATCCCTCGTCGTCCAGGTCGTGGCTCAGGCCTGTCGCGCCATGCGGGTCAATCGGCGACTCGCGCAGCGGTGCCTGGTGATTGGCTTCCTTGGTGTCCTCGAGGATCTCGCGGTAATCGATCTCAGCGCCATCAGTAACATCCAGGTGCTTGGAGTTGACCCAGGCCTGGAACCGCTCCGACATGCGCTTGTTGTCGGTATTGAATGCAGTGTCGTAAGGCACCCAGAACTTGGGACCGACACTGTAATAGTGGGTCTTGCCATCGATGACTCGCCAGAACAGCCGTGCCCGCGAGTTCATGTCGAGCTTGCGAGCCAGGTCGAAGCCAGCAATCCACTCCTGCCCCTCGAATTGCTTTAAGGTCAGGGTCGTGTCTTCGCAGGCCTTCCAATCCTCCATGTTGAAGAAGCCGGATTTGGCGCTCACCCAGAGGTTCAGGTGCTTCGTCTTGAAGGTGTTCGTGAAACGAGCGGAGCGGATCGCCCGCGCCTGCTGGCTTTCCAGGTACTCCTGAAACACCGAGATCCCATGGTTGGGATTGGCCTTGACCAGCATCTTCGGGTCGGTCCAGTCGTCACCTTCATCAAGCGTCCAGATGTACCCGAACAGTTCGTCGTCAGGAACCGTGCCCTCGAGCATCTCAATCACCTGGCGGCGCTTGTCGTAGCACGGCCCTTCGATATCAGCCCCTGCAGTGGTGATGATGAACATCAAGGGCTGTCGGCGCGCGCCCATGCCGGTGAGCATAGTGTCGTACTGCGCCGAGGTTCTGTGCTCGTGGTATTCGTCGACGATGGCACAGCTAGGCGACGCACCGTCTCCTGGGTCGCCGATCAGTGGCTCGAAGCGGCTGAAGTCGGACGGTATGTTCATGTTCGAGGCGTTGACCTCGATGCCAGCAGCCTGGATCAGCATTGGCGACTTACTCACCATCAGCTTGGCCGGCCGGAAGACCTCCCAAGCCTGCTTCTCAGTCGTCGCGCCGGAGTAGACCTCGGCACCAAACTCACCGTCTGCAACGAACATGCTGATGCCCACACCGGCCGCGATTACCGACTTGCCGTTCTTTCGCGGCACCTCCCAGTAGCTTTCTCGAAACCGGCGGTGCCCGCCTTTCTTCCTGACCCAGCCGAAGGTGACCGCCATACCAAACAGCTGCCAAGGCTCCAGGCTAATTAGCTGCCGTTTGAAGGCCCACTCACCCTTGGTGTGGGGAAGTAGCTGGATAAGCTTCAGCTTCTTCTCAGCCTTGGCCGGGTCGAACTTGAAGCGGAAACCCCGCTTTCGGCTAGCAGCCAGGTCATCGAAGTGGCGCTGAATGGCCAGGTGAATGTATCGGCAGGCTGGGACTTTCCCGCGCAGCACGGAGCGCCCCCACGCCATCGCCTTGTCGACGTTGGGGTGCAGGGCCTTGGTCATCTATGAGCTCAGTAGTTTGGCAAATTCGTTGGTGGCTTTTTCTTTATTGCCGCCGATCAGCCGGGTGCGACTGGACGGATCAAGACCCAGCAGCGAGCCGAAGGTCACCATCTGGCGCATTGTTTCGTTGGCGGCGGTCAACGCCGGGTTCTTTACCGGCCCGCCCGTTGCGCCTGCCACCACGATGCCGTGCTTCTTGATCGACTCCTGGGCCATTCGCCAGTTGTCGTAGGCGGTGCAGAAGGCTTCGACGTTGTGCAGATCGGTGAGCGCGACGACGTTCTCGCGCAGTAGCTCTGGCAGGATCATCTTCCACATCACCGCGGCCCGCTCGCTCAGCCACTCTGGCGGATCGACATCGGTGATCTTGGAGAACTCCGGCTCAGCATTATTCAGCGCTCTCTTGCCGGGGTTGCCGGCGAGCTTTTTCTTGGCCGTCGGCTTGGGTTTGCGACCACGGCCGGCGACCGTGGCGGTGCCTCCCATCGCGCAACTCCTGAATTTTTAATTTCGCGGGTGTAAAAAAACGACTGAGGGCGCGGTGTCCGAGCGAAAAGGCCTGAACTTTTACCCCTCCCCCGTGCTTTATTTGAGATTTATTCTCATTTAACCCATTTTCGATCATTTTTTGATCGATTTCGACTCTCGCTGAGTCTTGGCCTTGTGGCAGTCGCGGTTGATCGCACGAAGGTTGCTGTCATCGTCGGTTCCGCCGTGGGCCAAGGCTACGATGTGGTCAACCTCGTGCGCTTCACGGATCCTGTTGAGCCTGACGCAGTCGTCGCAACGGCAAAGGTACTGGTCGCGCTTCAAGATCCGCTCACGGATGCGGCGCCAGGGCCGGCCACCGCGGCCTGATCCCTTGCGGGTTGCCCAGGCCTTGGCCTGCTCGACAGCCAGCTCGGCGTGTCCATCGCAGTAGCCATTGGCGTTGCGGTGCAGCGATCGGCAGCCTTGCGCTCGGCAAGGTCGTTGTGGCCTCAGCGGCATGGCGCACCACTCAAGTAGGTCTGGGGCGGGGCATCTGGATCAGCATCACCCTCATCCGCCAGGGCTTCGATCAGTGCCAGGTTCTGCGTTGCTATCTGCTCAAGCAGGCTCGTCTGCTTCTGCAGCTCAGCGAGGACCTGAGCCATTCGCTCTTCAATAGCCAGGCTCATTGCTCTGCCTGCCGATACTGCCGCGAGTCGCTCATGAGACTGGTGATTTCGATCTGGTCCACCTGGGCATCCGCCGTCAAAACGGGAACCTCGCGAGGCAGCACAGTGATCACCGCACACCACACCGGATTGTCCACCGAAGCCTTGAGCTCAATGCTCAGCACGCCTTCCAGCTCACGGCCATCACTGAGCAGGACCTTGGTCCCTGTCGCGAGGTGCGGGCTGTTCGGATTGGTGTTTGGTGCTGGGACTATGGTCGCCACCGCCAACGATTTGCTTTGCTCGCTCATACGCCACCCTCGTCCACTTATTGATCCATTCGCGCCGGGCGGCGCATCCGCTACAGGCCATCACCAACCACCTGCCATCTTCGTTCCCACCACCACGCCCATCAGGAACACCAGAATCACCAGCGCTACACCAACACCGCGGGCATCAGACATCGAGCCTTCACGCATCGGAGGCGGTGCAGGTAGTGGCGCGTGATCCCGCTTCTCGCAGGATCGGCACAGGAAACCATCGCCGCTGACCTTGAGGGGGTCAGGCTCATTCTTTACCCATCGACACCTTGAACACTGGAATTCGATCATGGCTACCTCTTGTACCAAGTCAGTTGGTAGCACCGCGCATCAGGCGGCACCTCGGCGATCGGCCAGCGCAGGCAATTCATGTGCTTGCGCTCTGGACGGGTGCGACTCACACGCAGTGTCTGCACCAGGTACGCCGAACCGGCAGCCGTGGTGATGAAGTCACCGACTGCAATGCCATCGACACCGTCCACATAGAGTTTGCAGGGTGTGTACGGTAGCCCGGCCACGGAGTCAGCCCTGCGCCGGCACCAACTCGTAACGAATCAATTGCTCAGTGAGCTGGGCCGCCTCTGGCTCCTCGACTAGGCCGGTGACTTCCACGGATGCAGGCTTGCCTGGGTGGATTCGTACAACCATGCCGGTGACCTTCGATGGGTCAAGACCAAATGCCTTGCAGATACTCTGACCCAGTTCTTCACTTGATACAGCTTTCAGTTCGGACATTGCTCAGCTTCCTCGCGCCACGAAACGGCGGTTGTAATGCGGCTCCGCTCAATCGCTTGGCGCATCCGCGGAGCACTGCTTGAATAAGTTAAGAACGAGTCGATTCGGATGCCGGGAGTCGCAGCTATGCAAGATAGGTTTGTCGTAGTTAACTCAAGGCCATTGGAGAACGAGAAAAAACGGGAAAGCTGGGAACCCCCACATTGGAAAGTTCGTGGCTACCGGATTCTAGATACCCATAAAAACTGCCGGCTGAGAGCGTTGTTCAGCACCCGCGAAGAGGCTCAAGCAGTTTGCGATGCAAAGAACAAAGCTGCCTGTTAGTCTGGGGATACCCGGTTCAATGCTTCATGAGCTTTGTCTGCAGCCTGAGTGGCAGTAGTTGCTGCCTTTGACGCCTTGGTCGCGGCGCTCTCGGTCTTGCTGGTCAGGTCATCCAGTCGCTTGTCACGCTCAGCCATGGCTGCGTCGTAGGCCTTACGGATCTCGTCAACCTGGTGCGCCTGGGTGCTGGCCATCGACCAATAGGCAGATTGCCAACCCAGCACTGCACCGCCTGCAATGAGCACCATAGCGATGACCCACACCTCGGCGCGCCGCCACCAGCGTCGAGCGATGAATTCCAAAGCGCATTTGTCCATCAGGCTGTACCTCCAAGCTGCGCACGAAGACGGGAGATCTCAGCGCTCTGCGTGGTCACCTTCTCAGTGAGCTGGCCCACTTGGCTGGTGAGCGCTTCGATCTTGCCTTCCATCCGTCCCACTGCAGCTGCAAGCTCGTTGCGCTCCTTGGCGAATTGGTCGGCGCGAGCCTCGGCCAGCTTTCTGGCCTCTCGCTCAGAATCGAGCAGCTCATTGAGCCGGCGGACAGTGCCGATGTCGGCGTTGTCCATTGCTCGGTCTGCGGCATCCTTGGAGAGGAACTTGCGAAGCCAGAGGAAGCCGCCCAGCAATACTGTGCCCGTGCCGCCCAGCCAGGTGGCTGTGCCTGGGCCGAGGTCGGTCGGGTCCATTGCTTACTCCGTACATGAGAATTTGTGCTCCGGCGAAAAACCGGCCGGATACTTGCCCCAGGAATCCCTAGGGTTTAAAAGGATTGTTGGCCGCCCTGGCTTCGCTAGAAGGACCTAGTAAATGCCCGTCAGTAACATCTATGTGATCGCTTATCACCTCCATGGAGAGGCTCGCGAATTCATCGTCCGCGCCGAGAGGATGGATAACGCTGAGGCCTGGCACTGGGCTGCCTGCGAAGCCGGCGTTGGAGTCATCCCTAAGTTCACTGCTTCGGATATCAGAAAAGTCTCTCGGCCTGCTGCTGAGCGCTTCGGCATAACTGACGTCCAAT